CGTGTGCCTCGGCATGGGTACGAAGCCGCCCAACAAGTACGTCAACCGGACCTTGCGCCGGAATCGTCGCTTCACTCATGATTTACCTCCTTCGCCGGCGCAAGGCCGGTTACGTCATCGTTATGCCCCATCACTTCCGCGTCTATTCGGTTCATCAATTCGAGTGGTAAATTCACATCTTCGTGATTGAATATATGTTGTCAGTTGCGCACCATCAGCGGCTCAAACCACCACTTGTGCCGACACTTCCGGCACTTCCACACTGCCAGCGGCTCAGGGTCGTACAGATACACCTGCCGAGTGCCGCACTTCGGGCACGGTATGGCCGCCTTGCATGTGCGGATGCGGCGGATTTCCAAGGCTGTGGAGCGGTAGATCAGGTTCATGCCGTCATCGCGTGAATCCACGGCCTCGCAAACTGCCATAGCCACGGAAGCACTACGAACCCCACGAAACCCAGCGCAAAACCGAGCACCGTGCAAAGTACGCACAGAAATCCAATTGGTTTAGTCAAGTCTCTTTCGCTGAATATCATGCTACCCTCCGGTAATGTCCTTGTACTTTTCCTCAGTACGCAAGGCAGTCGAGTCGGCCCGACTAGTGCCTATGCTCCGAGCATGGTCTGCCTCGCTGAGCTTGGCCGATTGCTTGTCCTGCTCCTCAGCCAACTCGATGTACTTCTCCAGAAAGTGCTGAGCCTTCCGCAAATCCTGAACCCCGTTCTTGCGCTTCCACCGGCAGACGTACTTGGTAATCTGCCCCTGGAAGTAGTCCAGGTCGTTGGCCTGGACGAAGTCCCAGTGTTGGATGGGGGTCTTGTAGTGCTGTCCCCCGACTTGCTTGCTGTTAGCGGAAGTACTCATCTTCAATCTCCTTGATCAAGGTAAAGGTGGTGGGGAGGGGGTCGTTGTCGCTCAGCCACTGCAGACCGTTTTGGAGCACCCTCTCCATGGTGGTGTTGCCCATGCCGATCTCTTCCAAGCACTTGAAGCACAAGTCCAGCATGTCTGCCTGCTTCAACGCCTGCTTCTCCGCGAGGGTCAGCACGTGCTCGTCGTGCTCTTCGACGTGTTGCCCCTCCACCCGGTCTAGCAGGCGCTTGAGCAGCGGGTTCTCCCACTTGGCCGTCGCAGGCACGTCGCCGGTATGCTGCTCAGCCAGGTCGTGCTTCAAGGCTGCGAGCAACAAGTTCGCCGATGGGTAGGGCACGATTGCCGATACGATCAGAGCCACGTTGCAGGAGTGGTGCCCGACCGTCTCGCCGACAATCAAGTCCAGGGTATGGTACCGCCGAACTCGGGCACCGTCGCGATAGTACTTGATGCGCTCGATCATTTGATCCTCCTCTCCACCCACTTCGAGCACACGTAGCTCCATGCCTCATCCTCGATGGTCCGGCACAGGTCTATCGCCTCCATGTGGTTCCCGGCCTTGTAAGCAATCCACGCCGCGTACATCGGGTGGGCGACGTGGGAGAACGCGTGGTTGTATGTGGGTAACCTGATTGTCGGGTCTTGCAGGAATCGTTGCAGGTCGCCGAACCACGTTCCTGGCTCGTGTACCAACACGTGCTTGATCAGCCCCTTGCTGAGGTACAGGTCAGTGCTTTGCGGGTCTGCGACCAACTCCGCGTGATTCTTGACCTCAGGGTAGTAGTGGAAGTCGTTGCTGACCTGAATGTACGTGCCGACCTTCAACCCAGTAAATGCCGCCATGACCTCTAAGAGCATGGACATGTGTACCGCGTTGGCTCCATACGCCCCCCAAATGGCATCGTTCGACCGGCAGCAAACCGTCATGTGCAGCTCGTCCCCCCTCACAGCAAAGTATGCGTGAGTGTTGCACGGTATGTCGAGGCTGGACGGTCTACGCAGATCCACCACTCCGTCGTACATGGAGAGCACCGCTCGTCGAGTAGTGCGGTCTTGGTAGAGCATTTCGACAAGCATCATCAGCTGGTCGTAGCCAAAGTGGCGCCGCCACCGCCGACCATAAGCCCCGTCGAACGTACCCTGGTCGTTGGCGTACTCCATCATCTGCGAGTTGAACTGGGTCACAAACGCCGCATCATTACGACCTCCCAACATCCAAAGCCCCTCCATGAAGTGGAAGAACGGGTTGGCGTCGCGTTCGGGGGAGAACAACACCCGCTCGTTGGGGCGCAGGTACTGCGTGATGACCGGGCCTGGGGCACGAATCACGGGTCCGTTGCGGGAATTTTCCTTGGTGCCGCACAGGGAGAGGTGGGTCAACCCCTGGACGTATGCGTCGTTGACGTTTCGAGCCACGATGAGTCTCATGATTTTCCTCCTGGGTACTTGCTACGGGAACTGCCCCTGGTCCACTTGTAGTACTCGCATAGACAGTTTTGAACGTTCTGGGCGTCGAGCAGCTTGTCGATCTGCACTTGAAGCTCATACACTTCCTTCTGAAACTCGGGCTGAGACCAGGTCGTGACCTCCGTCATACCTAGCACTTTGTTGAGCCCCTTCATCGACCCAGGCCCTGGGGCGCAGAAGTGCCAATAGTCGCGGCTGCCGCCCAGGTAGAACGTGCGCTTGAGGTCAGCCACTACCTGGGCCGCCATGAACGAGCCGACTCGCGGCAAGGCCTGAAGCTGCTTCCAGACTTCCAGACACGACTTCTTCAACTCGAAGTCCAGGGCATCGACGGTCTTGCATACGCTGACGATCTTGTCGGTGCCGTCGTGCTCCGCCGTGATCATGTACGCCCCAGTCCAGGTCTTGTGCCCGCGGTGAAGGCGACTCCGCACTACGCTCGTCACCCACTTGGGGTCCCATACGTGGGGGAACCCCAATTCGGCAAGGGTATCTGGCCAATTGATCAGTCTCGCCAGCAAGATAGCCCTGGGCAGGTTGGGGTGCCGCTCGTTGTCCCTGATCCAGTTCTCGTAGATCCACTTGCTGACGGTGTCGTCGTTGCGATTTACGTTGCAGAATCGGTACTGTTGGAGCACCGGGTCGTTGGTCCAAGGCTTGGGGTCGCCCGACTCCTTGAGAATGCGGACGTTCTCCCGCTCGTTGATGAACCAGTTGAACTTGAATCGCTCATCAGTACTCATATCTTACCCTCCTGAACCCTTGGGGGACGAAGTTAGGGGCTGACCCATGTCGCAACATCTGGAGCAGCCCCTGCCCCGCCGCCGGGTTGCTTCCGTCCATGTCGAATACCCATTCCCCCATGTTAAGCAGCTTGATCCTGGCCGCAGCTATCGGCTTAGCCCTGTTACGTGTGTTCTCCTCGTTGAACGGACGAAAATCGCCGGCCAGGAGTCGGCGGGCCTTTACCCGAGAGATGCACTCTTCCAGGGGGGTGTCCAGGAACAGCCAGTTGGTATGGTAGCTTATCAGGCGCTCCCCCACCTTGCCGACGTTGTTCATCAGGAACTCTCCCAACTTGCCGATGTAGGTCGATGAGAGCAGCCCCTCCATGACGATGTTGCCCAGAGGGGCGTACCGTCTCACCAGGTCTATGACCTCATCGGCAGTGCGGATGGTATCTAGACCGCCGCAGGTGTTCTCGTATGACCCCAAGACGTAGGTGCAAGGACCACCCTCGAAGTCCAGCCTGTACCGGGTCACCTTGCGACCGTCCCGCTGGGGGGTGACTTCCTGGGCCAAGTCCATCAGTTGGCGAACGGCGGTGGTCTTGCCGCTGCCCGAGTTGCCCATGAGCTTAATGATCATGGCCGTCTTCCCCCCTGGTAGTCGTCGGCCCCATCATTTCTTCCCACTCGTCGGGGGTCATCCCCGTCATGAGAAACTCGCGGTCATCTGGCGACAGGTTCGGCATCGCGTTCTGGATGAGCGTACCTTCCCGCCAGTCGTCAAGTTGCTCCTGCGTAACGGGAATGTCCAGAGTGTGGGCTACCCCACTGAACATGCTAACCTTGGTTATCAACATCGTCATTACCTCCTATATGATCGAATCCCTAGTATACTACGCTAATGCGTACTAGGGAGGGGATACCGCTTGAATTGCGGCGTAAAGCTCTTGCTGATCCCGGTCCTTCTTGGCCAGCACGTCGATGACCTTGTAGTCCAGGGTATCCTTGGCCATCAGGTAGTGAATCGTCACAGACGAGCTAGATTGCCCCTGCCGCCACACCCTAGAGTTGGACTGATCGTGCATGTCCAAGGCCCAGGGTACTCCCATCCAGCAAACGTTGCTACACGCCCCTTGCAGGTTGAGTCCGTACCCTGCGGACGCGCCGTGGGCCGCCAGCACTGGAATGCGCCCTGCGTTGAAGTCCTCAACCATCTGCTGAGTGTTCTTCTCCCCGGACAGGTTGGGCACATTCCCTAGCGCCCTTGCTATGCGGTCCAGGTCATGCTTGAACTCGTAGAATACCAGCAGAGGGTCTCCCTGTAGGTCATCTATCAGCTCCTTCAGGGCGTCTGCCTTGGCATTGTGAATGTGCTCAGCAGTGCCGTCAGGCAAATACACCCCTCCGTTCGCCATCTGGCGGCAGCGCATCCCGGCCACGGCAGCGTTGGGCGAAGCTACTGTCTCCCCGCTGGCCAGTACGGCCAAAAACTTTCTCTCCATATCCCGGTACAGGCGCTGGGCCGAGGCGGGTAGGGTCACCGCGATTCGGTTGAAGGTCAGCTCGGGCATGACGAGACAGTGCTTCTTGTCCATTCTCAGCACAAGGTGAGCTATGCGCTCAAAGATGGCCCTCTTGCCCTGTTCGGTCACCTCATACTGTCCATCGTACCCTTGGGCGCAGAACTCTCGTCTGAACCAGGTAATGTTGGGACCCAGAGCCTCTCCCCGGTCCAGGATGTATATCTGCGCCCACAAGTCTTCCAGGCCATTGGGGGCAGCAGTGCCCGTCAAAATCCAGCGGTACTTGTAGCGGTACAGCACGTCCCGCATAGCCTTGAAGCGCATCGCCGCAGGATTCTTGAACATGCTGGACTCGTCCACGATCAGCAGTGAAACGGGCATCTTGGCGAACATAGGGTTTCGCACCAGAGTCTTGAAGCTCTCAGGGTTGATACCGTAGATGTCGGCATCAGGGTACGGTCGCTTGATCCCCGCCTGCCCGTTCAAGTTGAGGAACCGCAGGTGGCTAAAGTTGTCCCACTTCTCGATCTCAGAGGGCCAGACGTTCTCCAGCACGCGGATGGGGGCAACGATCAGCGCCTTGGGGACGTGCCCCGCCCTCATCAGTTCGCTGATAGCAGCCAGAGAGATTGCCGTCTTGCCCAGGCCCATATCCATGAATAGCCCGGCCCTGGGTCTTTCCAGCACGAACTTCAGAGCCTCGTGCTGGTAAGGCTTTAAGTTGAGTATCACAGTTTGCGCTCCAGCATGGGGGGAAGGTGGCGGCGCAAGTCATACGGGTCATCCCCCAAGTCTTTGTGATTGTGCTCGATGTCGTCCCCGATCTTGTGAGACTTGGTAATGAAGTACCCGTAAAGGCCGCACAGGACCGTCTCTGCTTCAGAAATGGAGCACCCCCTGCTGGGGACTCCAGGAGCAGGGTACTCGCAAATCTTCTCCGCCACGTCTTGAAGTATGGTGGTGAGGGGAATTACTGGATACTTACTTGCTACCCATTTTGCCGCTCCAGCAGGAATGTGAGGCAGGCCGGTCCTGTAGTCTATCGGCAAGTCCAGACACCTGTCCATGTAGTCGCAAGCCTTCCAGATGAAGTAGTCGCCAAACCCCTTCATCTTGCCGAACTCCTTGCGAACGGTGAGGTACGGGGTTGGCAAGACAAAGATACTCAGCGGGTCTGGAGTGTCCTGCTGACGGTGCAACTTGTCGAAGAAGTCCAGAGGGTACGGGCTGTAATCCATCACCGACTGCAGCGAGTCTAGCCCGTTTCGGCCACGGTAGTGTCTCCGCTCTGTCCCTCGCCGAAGGGTCGCATACTGATCAAGGATGTGGGCGTAGAAGTGGTTGGGTCCCTCTTCAGCCGCCGCAGCCGCTTCCCCGGTGTGGTAGAACATCAACATGTGCAGACAAAACAGCTTGGCCCAGTCCTGCCCCTTTACCAGGCTCGCGTTGTAGCCCATGACGTAAACTGGGTCCAGCTCCTGCGTCTCGATCACCGCCTTGGCGTAGTCTTGCCACGTCCGTACTTCAATTGTCCGAGAAGACATCGATGATTTCCTTTCCTTGGGCTACGTTATCGACAACCTCCACCTGCGCACCTGCTCCTTTCAGTTGATTGTGGACATACTGCTGGATGGGGGTGGGAATCTGACCAGGGCGCTTGAACTCTATCATGAGCACCTTACCCTGGTAGATGAACAGCCTATCCGGCCACCCCACTTGCCCCTTGACGTTCAGCTTGAGAACAAGGCAGCCGCTGGCCTTGGCGTAGTCGCAAACGTGTTGCTCTATGGTCTTCTCATCCATGTTCGCACGGTCCTTTCTTGCTCTTGGCGTAGGAGCACCACTTGCAGGAGCTGGCGGAGGGAGTGGGAGGGTACTCTATAGCGTCAAGTACCCTGTTTGCCCTTGCCGTCCACCAGAGCTTGAGACCTTCCAAGTCCTTGCGGTGGTAGGTGTACTGCGGCCCTGGACCGTCGAGGTACAGGGCGGACACCATGACCTTCTCCGCCTCGGGGTACTTAACCAACCCCATTAAGGCGTAGAGATGAAGCTGGTCCGCATGCTCTGGGTATCTCTGACCGCTCTTGAGGTCAACGATAAACAAGGTAGGGGTCAGCAGGTAATGGACGTCGGTGATCGCCTTGATGAAGGTATTCTCCGACTCCTGTTCTTCTACCTCCCAATCCCGGTTGACCAGCCAAACCTCCTCTGACCGGGCCTCCAACTGCTTGAAAGTTACCAGGTAGTCGCGGATGGGGTACAACTCTGTCGCCAACTGCTCGACCAAGATGTCCCCCTTCAGGTAGTTTTCCACGTTCTTGTGCAAGCGGTTGCCCTTGTTGAGCGCCGGGCTGGATGCGTCGATGCGCTCCCCGCTGATGTAGTCATAGTGGTACTCAGCGGGGCACTCCTCGAACGTGGCGATAGCGCTGTAGCTGACTCTGGTGGGTTTTTGAAGCATGGATAATCTCCAGTGAAATAAGGCGTTGAGACCGTAGCGTCTGGGACAACTTTCAAAGGTTGCTAGGGAACTGTAGGTGACGTAGGTGGGTTTAGCGCGGGTAGTCACGCATGTCCGCCCAATTGGGTCCGACCTTGACCGTAGCCCGCATGGGGATGTCGAACTCCCCTGACTCCATGGCGTCGCAGAGGATGCGAACCTCGGTGTCCAGGTGTTCCGGGGCCACGCTGATGACGATCTCATCGTGGACCGTGGCGATCAACCTGCCGTGCCGCTTGGTCCGATCGTACTCTATCATGGCTTGCTTGGTCTGGTCCGCAGAACTTCCTTGGATGAGGTAGTTCAGCAGCACGTAGTCCTTATCCCACACCCTCCCATCTTCCCTGATGACCGAGGCAGGAGCGTAGAGCAACCGACCTCCCCACGAGCGCACAGGGCGCTTGCTGGCAGCCCTGCTTTCTACCTCATCCATGAACTCCTCGACTCCGGACAGGGCGTTCAGGTACGCTTGCTTGATATGACGAGCTTCTTGGTAGGAAACCCCCAACCTATCCGCCAGGTTGCCCATCCCCACCCCGTACAAGATGGAGAAGGCCACGATCTTGGTCTGTTTCCTGGTGAGTCGTAGCCCAGTCTCGTCGTGGATGATCTCAGCAGCCACGGCGTGAATGTCGGCGGACGGGTCTGTGTCATAAATCCGCTTTATCGCACCCTCTGCGAAGTGGCCGAGCATCCTGATTTCTTGCGAGTGAAAGTCAGCGCTGACCAGGATTTCCCCCAAATCGGGCAGGATGTAGCTGCGCAACAGGGGGTAGGGCAGATACCCTTCTGGCGGAGCATTGGGGAACTCCGTAGGTATGTTCTGGAAGTTGGGGTCAGAGCTGGAAAGTCGCCCTGTCTTGGTGCCGTAGTCGGTGCCCTTGACTTGGTTCCAATGCGGGTGTAGCAGGCCGTTGCACTTGTCCGCCTTCTCCAGCCAAGGCTCCATGAAGGTGCCGAGGCAGGTCTTCAGGGTTGCCCGATACTCCAGCAAGGCGGCCAACTCAGGATGGCGAATTACTGACCTGAGGGTATCCTTGCTCGTGCTGAACCTCTTGGTCTTGGTCAGGGGCCACTCGTTTAGAGGCACGCAGCACCCCAGACCTTGGATGGCCGCCGCTAGTTGGACGCCGGAATCGATGTTGAACTCATGGTTATTCTGGCGCAAGATGATCTTCGCCGCTTGCGTAGCCCTCTCGAACTCTGCCTTGTACCGCTTCACGTCCTTACGCAGCAATTCCGTGTCGCATCGGATACCGCGACGCTCATTATCCGCGAGAATCGGCGTCAGTTTCACTTCGCGCCGGTACGCTTCGGTCATGCCTCGTTCATGGACCGTCCTGGAAAGGTGGCGATAAAGTGCGTATGTCCGCTCAACGTCTCCAATAGCGTACTGACCCACGAGATCCCCTGGAGCTTTGCAGATGTGCGCCCCCCAGGATTTGGAGTTGGAGGGGACGATATGGTGCGCTACTAGCCAGTCGCGAACCTCCTCTTGCTCCGTGGGAGGCAGTCCCAAGATGCGCTCGGCAGAGGGTTTCAGGGAAAACGTCGGCGCCAGATGGTTGTCCAGGAAGATGAGGAACATGGAGTCCTCTATCCATGCTTCTCTAGGTATCTCCAATCCGAACCACTTGCGGGCTACCTCTAGATCGAATTTGGCGTTCTGGAAGAGCAGTATCTCCCTTGACTCCCAAACCTGACTCAGCACGCGACGGGCAACATCTTCTGAGCAGTTGTTGTTGGTAGGATGCCCCCACGCAAAGTAGTACGCACCCCCATCGTTGTGCTTGATCGCCACCCCTACTGGCTTGGGAGGGTAGTTGGGGTAATCTTCAATCGCCTCAGTTTCAAAGTCTATGGTATACACACTATCTCCTGAATGACTTGGGTGGCGCCCGGTAGCGGCTCTCTCTCCAAAGAGCGGGCTTTCCTTTCTTTACAAGCAGGTTGAATCCCCAACCATTGAGGGTTGCTACCGGGCGCCATTGATCAGAACTTCACTCCCTTGGTCGGCTTGGACTTGGTCTGGTCCTCGAACTCCTCGCCGTCGTCATTCTTGGGGTACGGGAACAGGATGGCCGCTTCCTGGGCCTGGCTGAGCTTGAGAACCCCCTCCATCGCGCCGTCAGGCACCAGGCCGACGAACCGGAAATTCACCTTGAACTGGCTCTTGGGGTCAGGGGTGAGGCTCAGCTCCGTGACGACTCCCCAAGGCGGTCGTCCCAGGACAGACCCCAACTGAACGACGTACTTGGACCAGTTGGCGACGCTGGTAACGGGCAGGCGTGCGTACCAGACCGACGCAGTGACCAAGTCCTTGTCCAGAGCCGCCGCGTCGATCAAGGCCAGCCGGCGGATGTTCTTGCATTCCTTGGGGCTGCCCTTCTTCTCGGGCCACTGGTTGCGGGGGCAATCGGCGCAGGAAGTATGCTCGGCCTTGGTGACCAGGTTGGGGTCTGGCGCCAGGTCATCCTCGACCAGGTTGATGGCCCAGCAATCTGGGCTGACGATCTTCTTGGGGTCAAACTGCCCCGGGAAGTAGTCATTCTCGTGGGCCGACTCCAAAATGACGCAGTTGATCTTGTTGCCGGGGATGATCTGCTCGTCGATGGTCAGCTGGCCGGCGCGGAACGAGATGAAGTCAGAAGGGCTGCGCTCGGCCTTGACGGCCGCAGCAGCCGCTTGCCGCATCAACTCGGCATAGTCGAACGGGGTTGCGATATCGGTGGTTTCGCTCATGAGAGTCTCCGTGGTTGAAAATGCTGCAGTACGCAGCCTGAAGCCCGCATAACGGGCTTGGGGCTGAGCACTAGTGGGCGGATGCTTTGGCGATAGCCATCTCCGCCAGCCTGACTACTGAGGCTTTGCGGGCAGCCTTGTCGACCAGTGCCGCGACATCTTCGGGGGTGCCGCCGATGTCGCGGATCAACGCCGCCATCCGGCACATTGCTGTACCCTCCTTGGATCCCATGACGTAGATGCGCACTGCGAAGGCTACCAAAGCCTTCGGATCGTTGGTCTCCAGCAGTGTCCCCCCGATGACGGTAAGCTGCGCGATGACGTTCATTGCGTTGAGGAAGTCCTCGTCCCCATCGGCCTGGTCGACCGTTGCTTGCGGGATAACGCCGTGCTGAACCAACAGAGTTGCTACGTTCTCTTTAGTGATTTCCATGTTACTCTCCTGAGTCAAAGATTTGAGCCAGAACCTTGGTAAGACTCTGGTACGCTTGGTGCTCCTTCAGAGGGATGAGGAACTTCTCCTGAAGATTGGGATAGTGGTCGGGGAAGGCCAGATGGTTCAAGAACTCCGCCCACTCTGCGTCCGTGCCTTGAAACCCGTTGCGGACAAGAGTGAGGTTGGCCCAGGCGATTCCGGCCAGCACCGGCTCCGCCTTGGACTCCATGAGGTCGAGCACCTTCTGGAGCGAACGGTAATCAGCCTCTGCGGTTCTCACCGACGTATCTCCAACGCAGCTGCGATCAACGCTCCGTACTTGGATCGGTACCGCACTACGCAGGCTATGTCCGCTCTCCCCCTGACCGCCACATCTTCATCTGAGGCGTCCAACCACCATTGATGAGTTTCGTTGATACAGCCTACCTGCATGTGCGTGGCGGATATGCTGATGGTCCAAGGGGTTGCGTTGATGCAAATGAGGCTCCTCGCCGCCCCTCCCCTCCAGTTCATGCAGTCGGAGCAGTCCGTGCAGTTCCTGCAATCCCTGCAATCCCTGCAGCAAAAGCAGTCATCACAATCCGTACAGTTCGCACAGTTCATGCATCTCTCGCAATACCTACAGGCCCCGCAACTCCTGCAATCCGTGCAGTTCCTGCAATCCGTGCAGTTCGTGCAATCCGTGCAGTACCCGCAGTTCGTGCAGTTCGTGCA